ATTTTTCGAGGAGGTGCTTATGGCTTTGGTGTTCTATGGTATGCCTATCCTTTGTGAGAATAACAAACCTCGCCTACTATACCATTTGAAAAATAGGGGGTACCGAGCGTTTTCTTTAAACCGCCCTGATAAAACATACACTAAACTTTCTCGTACCGAAAAAGAATTGGGGGGTATACCAAATACCTCGGAGGATGTTAAGCAAGCTCACGCAGCGGCTATAGAGTCCTATATAGAAAAACATGTGGGGATAGATATGGCGGGAGAGTACCGCGATCAAGACGATATGGGCACTATGTATTTTCGTCGTACCTTAGAGGACTGGGCGAAGTTTGATATAAACAACAGGACGAAGTTTGATGCATCTATAAGTACAGGTCTGGCTATCATGGCAAACCAAAAGCATTTATACACACCCCTGAAAGAGAAAGCGAAAATAAGCCTTAACTTTGCAAAATACAACAACAGTAGTACAGTAAGTCAAATAATTAGATGAAGGGACTCCAGATAGATATAAAGTCTGCCACCTTCCCAAACCAGTTTGTGCCTGATTCAGATAAGGCGAGGAAAGAGTTTGGGTTACAGGTCGGGCAATCCATACAGTATGAGTGGTTTAGAAGGGATGGGTTATCGTGTAGATTTTACAGTCAATTTCAAGAGTTCCATAGGCTCAGGTTGTATGCCCGTGGGGAACAGTCTGTTGGAAAATATAAAAATGAATTAGCTATAGACGGCGATCTATCTTATCTAAATTTAGATTGGACCCCTATACCTATTATACCTAAGTTTGTAGACATCGTTGTTAACGGTATGTCGGATAGGCTTTTCGATGTAAAGTGTTTTGCTCAAGACTCTCTTTCAGCTGAGAAGCGAAATGAGTTTCAGAATGTGATTGAGGGGGATATGATTGCAAAGAATCTATTCCACCAGATACAAAAAGATTTCGGCGTAGACCCCTTTACGGTAAACCCTGGCGACCTCCCCGAGAGCGATCAGGAGATGGAGTTGTATATGCAGTTGAATTATAAGCCATCTATAGAGATAGCTAATGAGGTGGCTATCAACACTATGCTGGAGGAGAACCATTATAACGATACCCGTAAGAGGGTGGACTATGATATTACCACATTAGGTCTCGGTATTACAAAGCACGTTTTCCAAAAGGGAGACGGCGTTAAGGTAGAGTACGTAGACCCAGCTAACGTAGTGTATAGCTATACGGAAGACCCATACTTTAAGGATTGTTTCTATTGGGGGGAGATAAAGACCATCCCCGTTACGGAAGTTTTAAAGATTAACCCTGACCTTACGGAGCAGGATTTAGAAGAAATTTCTCAGTACAGCCAATCTTGGGCTAACTACTATAACGTAGCGGCTATGTACAACAACAGTATGTTTGCCCGCGATACATGTACCCTCCTTTATTTCAATTACAAAACGACAAATAGTTTTGTGTATAAGAAGAAGGAGATGAAGGACGGTAGCTTTAAGACCGTAGAGAAGGACGATCAGTTTAATCCTCCAGAGGAGATGATGGCTGAAGGGAGTTTCGAGAAGGTAGAGAAGAGGATAGATGTTTGGTATGAGGGCGTTATGGTTATGGGAACTAACATTATCCTGCAGTGGGATATGATGAAGAACATGGTTAGACCAAATTCGGCCAACCAGTTTGCTATGTCTAACTACGTTGCGTGTGCGCCTCGTATGTATAAGGGCGCGGTAGAGTCTTTGGTTAGAAGGATGATTCCATTTGCGGATCTCATACAGATGACTCACTTAAAGATCCAGCAGGTTGTTGCAAGGGTTGTTCCAGACGGAGTCTTTATTGACGCCGATGGTTTAAACGAGGTAGATTTAGGTACGGGTAACGCTTATAACCCTGAAGATGCTTTACGTTTATACTTTCAAACGGGTAGTGTTATCGGAAGGAGCTATACCCAGGACGGGGAATATAACAACGCTAAGGTTCCTATCACTCAGCTAACGTCTAATAGCGGCGCTGGGAAGCTTCAAATGCTTATAGGCAACTATAACCATTACTTAGATATGATACGTGGCGTTACGGGCCTTAATGAGGCTCGTGATGGATCTATGCCTGACCCTAACTCTTTAGTGGGGGTACAGAAATTAGCCGCGCTAAACTCGAACACAGCCACACGCCATATCCTCCAGGCCAGTTTATTTATAACAAAGACTATAGCAGAGGCTCTCTCTCTACGTGTAGCTGACGTATTAGAGTACGCAGACTTCCGTGACGAGTTCGCTATGCAGGTGGGGAAATATAACATGGGTATCTTGGAACAGATTAAGAACCTATACCTCTATGACTTTGGTATATTTATCGAGATGTCTCCAGACGAGGAGCAGAAGTCTCAACTCGAAGCGAATATCCAGATGGCCCTTTCGCAGAAAGATATAAGCTTAGAGGACGCTATAGATATACGTGAGATGAGGAACCTTAAGTTGGCTAACCAGCTACTGAAGGTTAAGAGGAAGCAGAAGGCGGCACAGATGCAGCAGATGGAGGCACAGAAGCAACAGATGCAAGCTCAAGTCAATCAGCAGTCACAGCAGATGGCCGCGAAAGCAGCTATGCAGGCGCAGCAGATGGAGATGCAAACTAAGATGCAGCTGCAACAAGCGGGGGCGGCTATGGAGATCGAGAAGATGAAGAACGAGGCGGCTTTAAAGCAACAGCTTATGGCGGTAGAGTTCCAGTATCAGATGCAGCTTAAGGGTGTAGAGCAGTCACAGTTAGATGCCCGAGAAGAATCTCGTGAGACGGGTAAGTCTGAGCGAATAAGCCAGGCCAATACCGAGCAGTCTAAACTTATCCAACAGCGTAAGAACAATACCGCTCCGATAAGCTTTGAGTCTAATGAAGATAGCTTAGATGGGTTTGACTTCTCGGAGTTCAACCCACGATAATGTATTCAACTCTATATAAACAATATATACTAACTTTGTAAAAATTAAATTAAATGGATAATAAAAATTTCGTAGTAAAAGCCGTTGCGGATGTGGAAGAGAAATCTACTGCGCAGGTTGAGGAGATGTTACTTAAGGAGCATGATGAAAAGTTCTCTGAGCCCTCGGCTGTAGAGGAGACTCCAGAACAAGTAACCTCAGAACCTGAAGAGACTCCCTCCCTAAAGGATGAGGATATACTTGGGTATATTAAGGATAGATATAATAAAGATATTACTTCTGTGGATGAGTTGTTTGCTCAGACAGAAGCAAATGAAGAGCTACCCGAGGACGTCTCGGCGTTCTTTAAGTATAAAAAAGAAACGGGCAGAGGTCTCGATGACTACGTAAAGCTACAGAAGAATTACGATGACATGGAGGGCGATGACGTTATAGCTAACTACTATTCTCATACGGAGGACGGGTTGGATGAGTTCGATATTCAAGATATCATAGAAGATAAATTTGGATACGACGAAGACCTGGACGACGAAAAGGATGTTAAGAAAAAGAAGTTAGCGCATAAAAGAGAACTTGTAAAAGCGAAGACATTCTTCAAGGAGCAACAAGAACAATACAAAATCCCTCTTGAGTCAAGTGGGGGTTTTAGTTCAGAGGAGCAAACTGAAGCATTTAATAGCTACAAGAGTTACGTTGAGGACTCCAAAACTCAGGACGAAGAACGGAAGAAAAGGTATGACTGGTTTTACGAAAAAAGCAACGATGTTTTTAATAGCGACTTCAAAGGTTTTGAGGTTAACGTAAACGATAGAACCTATACCTACAAACCTGGCGATGCAGCTGAATTGTTAAGCAAGCAGAAGGATGTAAATAATTTTGTAAAACCTTATTTAGATCCAGAAAGCGGCATGATGAAAGATGCGCAAGGGTACCACAAAGCTATGTCTATAGCTATGAACCCAGACAAGTTTGCCCAATTCTTCTATGAGCAGGGTAAGTCAGAAGCCATTGATAATGTTTCTAAAAAATCAAAGAACATTGATATGGTGCGACAGGCCCCTCAGTCTTTCAGCAAGAATGGTTTAAATATCAGACCTGTTGGAGATACATCGAGTGGAAAGGGACTCAAAATTAGGAGTATAAAAAAAGTTTAATAATTTAAAAAAAACAAGAAAAAATGGCTGTAAATGCTACACCAGGATTCAACTTAATTCCGTCAGCGGAACGAGTTGCTGTATCCACAAACTACATTACCAACTTCGATTTCCTCAATCAGTATCTTCCGGATACTTACGAGAAGGAATTTGAGCGTTACGGTAATAGATCGATCTCTTCATTCTTAAGAATGGTGGGAGCGGAAATGCCTTCTAACTCTGACATGATCAAATGGGCAGAGCAAGGAAGACTACATGTAAAATATACACAGTGTACCTCTGCCGGAGCTGCTGGAGATGACCAGGGTGCTGTTTGGACCGTCGCTGACGTTTTAACTGGCCCTACTGGACAAACTACTACGGCGGGAACAGGAAATATCGCTATCAGAATCGGTCAAACGGTTATGATCTCTGATAACACTGCTGGCTCTAACCTAAGCAATAAAGCTGTGGTTACTGCTGTAGGACCTACTCTCCAGACCTTTACGGTTTCTTACTACGAAGCTGGCGGACAAGCG